ATACGCTGAAGCGGCTGATCACCAAGGACACCGTAACAGTCAACATCAAGTTCGTGCCGCAGTTTGAACTGCCCAACCGCATGAACTTTCTGTTCACGTCCCAGCACGGCGACAGCTTCTTTCTTGAGGATAAGGACCGCCGCTTTCTGGTGGCGGAAGTTGAGGGCGACCCCATGCCGGAGGCCTTCTACAAAGAGTACGACAAGTGGTATAAGGGCGACGGAGCTGGCCATCTGATGCAATGGCTGCTGGACCGCAAGATCAACAAAAACTTCAACCCCGCCGCCCCGGCTCCGCGCACCGCCGCCAAGGAGCGCATGATCTTGTCGACCAAGGGCGAACTCGGTAGTTGGATTGCCGAACTGGCGCAGTATCCTGAGCAGGTATTGCTCTTTGGCGATATGCGCCACACGCGGGACTTGTTTACGACTAGCGAACTGCTGGGCATGTTTATGAACAGGCATCCTAACTCTACCAAGGTCACAGCGGTTGGGCTAGGGCGCCAACTGACCGCAGCCGGATTCTATCAGGTATCTGGTGGCCAGCCGCTCAAAACGCCGGAGGGTACGATGCAACGGTATTTCTGCGTCAGGAACCTAACGACATGGAAGAAAGCAACGCGCAAGGCGCTGGAAGAAAACATCAAGAAACAGGCGGTGAAGAAGTGATTGTCAATACGCGCACGGCTCAAGAAGCCGCCGATCTGCTGCGCCTGCCCTTGCCCGAAGTCACGGAGCAGACTGTGGCCGCCGCATACAAGGCGCGGGCACGGCAGACCCATCCGGACATGGGCGGCTCGCTAGAGGCCTTTGCGCAAGTGGACCGCGCGAAGCACCTGCTGCTGGAGTGGCTTCGGCGGCAGAGCCCGCCTGCGCCGCCCGCCGGACACAAGCAGAAGTGCGATACTTGCGCTGGCAAAGGGTATCTGATGCAGATGCGCGGAATTCGCAGTATGCGCGTCATGTGCCCCGGCTGTCGCGGCACTGGCGAAATGGATGTTGAACAAGAGAAAGGAGACCAACATTGAAACCCATGCTGTCAGCCACGTTCACTCCGGGCGTGCATCAAGTTCGCTTTCCGGCGCTTATCAGCCCCAAGCTGGATGGCATTCGGTGCATCATTGATGCAGGAGGCAGGCCTCTAAGTCGTAACTTCAAGGAGATTCCGAATGCGTCAATTCGCCAGACTCTTTCTGATCTTGGCCTACCTGCTCTTGACGGTGAGCTTGTGGTCGGCTCTGCTACTTCGCCTGATTGCTACCGCACGACAAATTCGGGGGTCATGAGCCGAGACGGGGAGCCCGACTGGTGCTTCTACGTCTTTGATGTGCTGACTGGCACCGGACGTCCGTTCAAAGAGCGCATTCGCATGGCGAAGAAAGCCGTGCAAGACGCCCGCCACAAGCGTATCAAGATCGTGCCGCACGTGATGGTCGAAAACGAGGACACTCTCATACGCCACGAACAGCAGTTTCTGCGCGAAGGCTTTGAGGGCGTCATGGGCCGCGACCCCGAGGGGCCGTACAAGTTTGGCCGCGCAACCATGAAAGAAGGCTGGCTGTGGAAGTTGAAGCGGTTCACAGACGGCGAGGCAATCATCACAGGCTTCGCGGAGCAGATGCACAACGGCAACGAAGCAACAGAAGATGAACTTGGTCGAACCAAGCGATCCAGCCACAAGGCGGGCAAGGCGGGCAAGAATACGCTCGGCGCGCTTGCTGTGCGTGACGTCCGGACTGGCGTTGAGTTCGACATTGGGACCGGCTTCACTGACGCAGAGCGCGACGCCATCTGGGCAGGTCGCGTTGACTGGCTCTCGCGTATTGTCAAGTATAAAAGCTTTCCTCAGGGCGTGAAGGACCGCCCAAGGTTTCCTGTGTTTATGGGGCTGCGTCAAGACATTTAACGCTTGTGCGTCTACGCGGGGCCGGGCATAATAGAACCGTTGCGGCCTAGCCTGCCCTCCGGCCCACCCCAAGGCCGGGCCGCAACCCCTGAGCAACTGAGAACCTAAGGAACTGAGAACCATGGCACTGAAACTCCCCAAGACGCTGGGCGCCTGCGTCGACCTCTACCTCAAGCTGCGCGCCGAGCGGTTGGCGCAGGACAAGGTGGCCAAGGACATCAAAGCGCAAGAGACCGAGGTCTCGGAACATCTCATCGCACAAATCGACAAGCGCGACGAAGGGGGCGCCGTGGGCAAGACCCATACCGCCGTGGTGAAAACCACGGACAGCTACCGCGTGGAGGACTGGGATGCCTTCTACGCGCATATCCGCAAGACCGGCGATTTCCAGTACCTCAACCGCGCCATCAATCAGGCGGCGGTGCAGGAGTTCGTGGATGCGCAGGAGAAGCCTGCTGGTAAGAAGGGGCTGAACTGGAAGCCCAAGCTGCCACCCGGCGTCGGCCGCTTCCCCATTACGAAGCTGTCGGTCACCAAGAAGTAACAAAGGAGCACATATACCATGGCACGTAAACCCACCGCAACGACTGGCACCGATATCGCCAACTACGACGAGGAACTCGCACGGCTAGCGGCTGCCACCACGACACTGACCAGCGACGGCGGCGGAGGCCGCTTCTTCAGCACTCGCGCAGGCGTGCTGCAATATGACGACACGCCAATGCCGGGCAATCAGATGTGCGTCATCATCGCGGCGTGGTGCCTGGAAAACCTCTATTACGAGGAGTCCTTCGACGCCGACAACCGCACGCCGCCCACCTGTTTCGCGTTCTGCAAGGACCCGGGCGAGAAGGACGAAATGGCACCGCACCCCAGCATGGAGGAGCACCCCGACACCTTCACCGCGCAGAACGATACCTGCAAGGGGTGCCCGCAGAACGAGTTCGGCTCGGCTGCCAAGGGCCGGGGCAAAGCCTGCGCCAACCGGCGCCGACTGGCGTGCATTCCGGCGGGCACGTATAAGAGCGCGGGGCGGCATGGGGGCTTTGAACTGGAGCTGATCAACGACCCGGACCACTTCCGCACGGCCGAGGCGGCGTTCTTGAAAATTCCGGTGATGAGCGGCAAGGGCTTTGATGCCTACGTGCGCGATGTGGCGGAGCAGCTTCGCAAGCCGCTGTTCGCAGTCTACACTCGCGTCTATCTGACGCCGGACCCCAAGTCCCAGTTCAAGGTCAACTTTGAACTGATCGAGCCGGTGGAGCGTGAACTTATTCCCACGCTGCTGGGCCGGTACAAGACCGAGTACGAAACCATCGACTTCCCGTACCGCCCGTTCGTAGCCGACGAGGAGGAAGCGGTCAAGACGACCGCGTCCAATACCAAGCTGAAAGGCCGCGCGTCGGCACCTGCCAAGGCTCCGCCACGGCGTCAGGGCCGCAACAAGTAGAAAGCTACTCAACGGTTCGCTCTGGGGCTGGGTTGATTCCCAGCCCCTTCTTGTCAGGAGTTAGTTCATGCGCGTGCCACACGTAACCACTATTGACTTTGAAACTCAATCCATTGAGGGTCGTCCGAACTACCCGCCGAAGCCGGTCGGAGTAGCGATCAAGCCGTGGCGCAAGAAGGGCAGGTATTTCGCATGGGGGCACCCGACGGGCAATAACTGCACGAAGGCCGAAGCTGTCGCAGCGCTCAAGGCGGTCTGGGGCAAGGGGCCGGTCCTGTTCTTCAACGGCAAGTTCGATGTCGACGTAGCCGAGACGCACCTTGGGATGCCCCGGCTTACCGACACCGACATTCACGACGCCATGTTCATAATGTTCTTGCGCGACCCCCATGCGCGCGAGTTGGGCCTCAAGCCGCTGGCCGAGCGCTTTCTGAATACGCCGCCCGATGAGCAGGATGAGCTCAAGGCGTGGATCATGTCCCACAAGAAAGACCTGGAGGCCAAGTACGGAGTTTTCAAGCCTTCCGAGTGGGGCGCTATGATCAGCAAAGCGCCGGGCGCGCTTGTGGGCAAGTATGCCGTCGGCGACGTTGACCGCACCGAGGCGTTGTTCATTGATAGCTGGGATTGGGTTATCAACGAGCATGAGATGCTTGAGGCTTACGAGCGCGAGCAGAAGGTCATGCCCATATTCTTGGATAACGAGCGCGTCGGCATACGCATTGACGTAGAGCGGCTGCGCAAAGACATCGAGTCCTACTCGGCCATGCTGGAAGCTGTAGACGCGTGGCTGCGCAAGCGTCTGAAGTCGGCATCCATGTCTCTTGACAATGACGGTCAAGTGCTGGAGGCGCTGCTGCGCGCTGGCGTGGTGCGCGAGAACCAGCTTGCGCTGACCAAGACGGGCCGGTTCAGCATTAGCAAGGCCAGCCTCACGCCGGATATGTATGCGGACCCCAAGGTGGCCTCGGCGTTCGGGTACCGCAACCGGCTGACCACCTGCCTCAAAATGTTCATGCTGCCTTGGCTGATACAGGCGGAGGCGCGGGGCGACGGGCATATCTCAACAAACTGGAATCAGGTGCGGGGCGAAAAGGGCGGCACGCGCACCGGGCGCCCATCAACAACCAATCCTAACTTTCTGAACATCAGCAAGACATGGGATAACAACGACGATGGCTACAAGCATCCGTCGCATCTTGAAGTTGATGCGCTGCCGCTTGTGCGGCGCTACCTGCTGCCTGATGTGGACGCCGCGTGGCTGCACCGAGACTATAATGGTCAAGAGTTGCGGTTGCTTGCCCACTTTGAGGACGGTCCTCTTATGCAGGCGTATCGCGAAAATCCATGGATGGATGTCCACCAGCACGTAGCCGACCTTATCGAGACCAAGACCGGCAAGATGTTTGCGCGCAAGCAAGTCAAAATCGCAAACTTCCGGATCATCTACGGAGGCGGCGCACCGGCCACGGCAAGCGGGATAGGTTGTTCTATCGAAGAGGCTAAGAGCCTGCTGGCAGCGCACGGGGCGGCGCTCCCATCCGTCAACGGGCGCGGCGGGCTGTCGGAGCGTATCAAGAAGATTGCCAAGGACGGTGGCGCGATCTATACGTGGGGCAACCGCGCCTACTACGTTGAGCCGCCAAGCTTCAGCAAGAAGTATAATCGGCACATGACGTATGAGTACAAGATGCTCAACTACGAGTGCCAAGGCAGCGCGGCCGATGTGACCAAGCAAGCCATGATCAACTATAACGAACACCCTAAGCGGCGTGGTCGCTTTCTCGTGCAGGTGTATGACGAGATGAACTCCTCATCACCTTCGGCCAAAGCGGCAAAGGCGCGGCGCGACGCAGCTATCGCAGAGATGCAGGTGCTTCGTGACAGCATGGAGGCAGTCAGCAAAGCCCTTGACGTGCCCATGCTCAGCGAGGGCAAGTGGGGCCTGACATGGGCTGACCAGGAAAAGTTCACAGAGGTAGCAAGCGAATATGCGTAAGATGAAAGTCAAGGAACCCACGCCCCGCGCGCTGGAGTTTCGCGATGCCATCGTTCTGGCCATGGTGGACAACGTCACGCCCGAAAACGAGATGGAGCCCATGGAGATGCTCGCAGCCATGGCGCAGCTTGTGGGCAACCTGATTGCAAGTCAGGACGCTACGAAGCACACCACTGATGAGGTACTGACCGTGGTGGCCATGAATATCGAAGAGGGCAACAAGTCGGCCATCAACGAGATGATCGCACAAATGGGAGGCCGCAATTGAGTAATGGAATCACCGCTTGGTCTTATTCGCGCTACGCGGATTACAAGCAATGCCCGCTTCGGTTCAAGCTGAAGTATATCGACAAGCTGAAGGAGCCCGGCTCGCCTGCCATGCAGCGCGGCGGGGATATCCACAAAGAAGGGGAAAACTATCTAATCGCCAAGAAGAAGCCAAAGGCGGTGCCCACGGCCTACGTTCACTTCGCGGATATGATGCAGGACCTGCGCGGGCTTAACCCCATGGTTGAGCAACAGTGGGGCTTCACGCAGCAATGGACGCCGACCGGCTGGTTTGCTGGTGATACGTGGCTCCGCATCATCTGTGACGTGGTGGTGAAGTACGATGACGGCGAGGTCGACCTTATCGACTTCAAGACCGGCCGCAAGTACGATACCAACGAAGAGCAGGTCGAGCTGTTCAGCGCGGCGCCCTTCATCAAGTGGCCGGAAGTGGAGCAGGTCCAGACCCGTCTGTGGTATCTGGACCAGCCGGGTGATAACGAAGTGCTCCGCGTCTACACTCGCAGCGACTTCGATCGCATCAAGAAGGACTGGACGGAAAAGGTGAAGCCGATGTTCAAGGACAAGCGGTTCGCTCCAACGCCCAATCAGAAATGTCGTTGGTGTTCTTTCAGAAAGGAGGCGGGCGGGCCATGCAACTATTGAAAAACGTGACGCTTGAACTGGCCAAGGATGAACTCTTCATCAAAGCGCCGGAGCGCCGGAGGGGCTTTCACTACCTATCAACGCGCGACCCCGCCGTAGTGGCGGAGTTCAAGCGTCTACTCAATCTTATCAATGGGGGCAAGCATGAGGACTGATCTTACACGCGTGATGGTGGACCTGGAGACTTTGGGCACGGTGCCCGGCTGCTCGATCCTGTCCATTGGGGCCGTGGTGTTCTTTCCAGAAGAAGAGCGCCTCGGCGATAACTTCTACTGCGTCGTCAGCCGCCCGTCGTGCCGCGAACACATGCTCTTTGAACAAGAGGACGCAATCGCATGGTGGGGCAGGCAAAGCGCCGCCGCACAGAAGCTGTTTCTTGAAGCGAATACCGGCGGCGACCCTTTGCCGGTGGCGCTCAATCAATTTAACTCGTGGCTCCAGCGTCAGGGCCAAACAAGCAAGATTCGCCTGTATGGTAACGGCGCAGACTTTGACAATCCGATATTGCGGGTCGCCTTCGACTGTGCTAAGGTGAAACCTTACCCCGGCGCATTCGGGGGCCGGTGCTACAGAACGCTCAAGAACTTGGACGAACTGTTGGGGCCGGACTTTGCGTTCCACAAGTTGAGCTCCGCTCAGCGCACTGGCACGCACCACAACGCGCTTGACGATGCGATCAGTCAAGCAAAGCACTTGATGCAGAACGTGGCCCGCATCAAGGCTCTTCTCGCCAGCCACGCATAAGGAACGTACGATGAACGGTATCACGGAAGACGCGCAGAAGCTGGCCGACGACGCGGCAGCTCTTGCCAAGGAAGCGGGCCAGACGGTCGTGGATACTCCGACCTCGCTGCTCGACCGCCTCAATGCCGCCGCCAATGAAGTGGAGGACTTCGTCAGCCACGAGGCCAGTCAGGCGCGCACGAAGCTGCGTGAGGCGATATACTGGCTCGGAATCCACGTGGCCAACACCACGGAAGTGCCCGGCCCCGCCCCTGCGGCAACCGAAGAGCCGACCTCGTGAAGGGTGGGGCGAACAACGTGCAGACAGTGAATCTTAGCGCGCGTGACGCCACCGTCACGGAGCGCATCAACAAGGAGGCTATTCAGACATTGGAGCGCATGTCGGATACAGCTACTCGCCTTCAAAACTTGGCGGACCGGCTGGTGGGCCAAACGCCTGAATACCCGCGCCCGCAGAAGGACTACTGTGACCACTATGTAAGCGGTTCCATGGGCGAAATCCTGGAGGCCGTGCGCCGCATGGACACGATAGTCGATGCCATACAGGAAAACCTGTATCGCGTGGAACAACTGTAAGTGCGGCGCGAGCGGGAGATGGAGCGGCGAGTGCGCAAGAAGGCGCTTAACCGCTACCGGGTTCCATCCATCAAGATGGAGCCCCCGCTCGGGTCTGAAACTGGCTGGCCGGATACTCTATTCTTTATACCGGGCGGTAAGCCGTTTCTGCTTGAGTTCAAGGAAGTGGGCTACGAGCCGGAGCCGAAGCAAGAGCGCATTCACGACATGCTAGAAGGATTGGGGTACGATGTCGCCTGGACTGATAACGAAGAAGCCGCCCTCGAAGCCATTGAAGCGCGTGTTCAGCGCCAGCGCGCATAGGTATCAGAAGAAGGCTATCAAGTTCCTGCTGGAGCATGGGGCCGCTGCGCTCTTGCTGGACCCCGGCATGGGCAAGACGGCTATCACGCTCAAAGCCATTGCATCGCTGGTGAAGGCCGGAGTATCCAAGCGCACGCTGGTCATCGCCCCGCTGCGCGTGTGCCAGCTTGTCTGGCCGTCTGAGCCATCGGAGTGGGATGACCTTGCGCACCTGCGCATCGGCGTGCTGCACGGGTCCCACAAGCAAGACGTTCTGGACAACCGCGATAACTACGATATTCTGGTTATCAACCCAGAAGGGCTGGAGTGGCTGATATGCGGCAAGGGCGCCAGCGTAGATATGAAGCGGTGGAAGTCTTTCGGCTTCGACACTCTAGTTATCGATGAGCTCACCAAGTTCAAATCAACCAAGGGCCTGCGCTTCAAACTGCTCAAGAAAGTGCTGGGGACGTTCAGCCGTCGATGGGGACTGACCGGCACGCCCGCCCCCAACGGCCTCATGGATCTGTTCGGTCAGATGTATGTGCTCGACATGGGGAACGCTCTGGGCCAGTATATCACGCACTACCGCATGAAATACTTTCTGCCTGTGGATCCTCAGGGATGGAAGTGGGTACTGCGCACCGGGGCGGACAAAGAGATCTACGCCAAGCTGCGGCCTCTGGCTCTGCGCGCCAGCGCCGAGGACCACCTTGAACTGCCGGAGATCATACCGCTCAAGGTCATGGTGGATATGCCGCCGCGTGCGCGCAAGATGTATGAGCAGGTTGAGGATGATCTGCTGGCCAAGATTGACGAGGACGTCATCAGCGCGGCCAATGCCGCCGCCGCCAGCACCAAGTGTCGACAGATCGCAAATGGGGCCGTCTATATCGACGATGACCTTGCGGCCAAGGTGGCGGGCAAAAACCGCGAGGCGCTTGTGGTTCACGACGCCAAGATCGAGGCGCTCAAGGAACTAGTTGAAGACTTGCAAGGTGAGCCGCTTCTGGTAGCCTACGAGTTCAACCACGATCTGGAGCGGCTGCGCCAAGCCTTCCCCGGCGTGCCCTACATCGGTTCCGGCGTAAACGAGAAGCAAGCCAAGAAGATCGAGTCGGACTGGAACCTCGGGCTTCTCCCGCTTCTGTTCGGCCACCCGGCCAGCATGGGCCACGGCCTCAACTTTCAGAAGAGCAACGCTCAGCATGTCGCGTGGTTCGGCATGTTCTGGGACTTGGAACTGTATGAGCAGTTTATCAAGCGCGTGCGCCGTCAAGGAAACAAGGCGCTGCGCGTCTTCGTGCATCACTTTATGGCTCGCGATACCATAGACGAGACCATCTACCACGTCCAGCGCGCCAAGGCCAAGACGCAGAACGCGCTGCTAGAGGCGCTCAAGGCGCGGAGGCGCTAATGGCCCGCAAGGCAACCGCCCCGGCACCCGCGCCTTCCGCCTTTGAGCCCTACAGGCTCCGCGATCCGTATAGCCTAATGGGCAGGCGCATTCTTGTGCTGGGCCGGACCTTCCAAGGCGTGTTCGGCGTGGCGCTCAATCCGGCCTACGTGCCCGGCGTGCAAGTGGGAGTAACAGATTGTGTGGTGCTGGATTGGCACTTGAGGAATTACCCGCGTATAGAGGAAGAAACCTCTTTACATTCTCTAATCTCGGGTATAAAAGAATCCATGTTGGCACACGGAGCCACGTCGCTTGCGGTCCAATGGATTGGGGAATGGTCCCCGTTTACTGAAGAGGAGCTGAGTATCATGGCCACCAAGCTGAAGACCAAGGGCGCGGAAGCCGCACCCGCCAAGACCCCTGCCAAGGGCAAGGGCAACCCCGAGGCGCTCGCCAAGGCGCGCGAAGCCCGCTCCGCCGACAGCGCGGAAAGCGACAAGCGCAAGATCAAGATCGTCAACAAGGAGAACCCCTTCCGGGAGGGCTCCAACCGCGCTGCTTCGTTCGACGCGCTCAAGGGCGCCAAGACCGTCGGCGACTACAAGGAAGCGGGCGGTAAGACCAAGTATCTTTCGAAGCTGGTCGAGTCGGGTCACATCGAACTGACCTAATACCCCAGACGCCGGCATCAACGTCTTACCCCGCCCTGATCCGGCGGGGTAAGATTTGAAGGAGGTACTCAATGTTCAGCGTAATCAAACTTGGGGGCTGCAATGGCTCCGGCAAGACCACGGTGGCCCGCGCGCTGCTCGCGGAGATCAATGGCGTACCTCGCTGCAGTCGTAAGACCAAAAAGAACCCCGACTACTATATCGGCCGGTGGGGCTTGACGGAGGTTCTGGTGCTTGGCCCCTACGTGACCACCTGCGGCGGCATGGACAGCATCAGCGACAAGCTTCAGCGCATGGCTCTGATCCAGTGGGCCTGCAAGGGCGACCGCATTGTATTCTTCGAGGGGCTGATTACCGGCAAGACGTACGGAGCCATCGGAGCCATCAGCGAACTTCATCTAAGCGCCAAGAGAGGCAAGTGGATTTATGCTTTCATGGATACGCCGTTTGAGACTTGCGTTGAGCGTGTCGGCCTTCGTCGCGCGGCGGCTGGCAAAGGCATGGAGGACTTCGACCCCGAGCGCACCATGCGGCCGACCTTCGATAGTTGCACGTCGCTCCTCAGGAAAATACAGGGTGTCCAGAAAGCCAAGATCGGCGAGCAGCCGTTTCCGCACCCCACCCATCTTGTGAAGCACGACAAGAGCCCCAAGGCTGAGGCCATTCGGCTTCTCAAGGCAGCGGAGAAGCTTCGCAATGCGTAGCGAAGATCTTGTGCGGTTTATCCGCGCTCGCGAGGCTCACCGCCTAGCCAAAGAGGCCGGGCGCTGGGTCAGCCGATCCAAGCCGGATCCGATCATCGAGCAGTTCCGCTTCTGTAACGTGCGGCGCAACGATGACCGCGTAACGAAGTGGATTCACACTCACTTCTTCAAAGAATGGGGCTACGACTTCCAGCTTTGGTTCCCACTCGTAGTGGCGCGCCTCTTTAACAACGAGGAAACTCTTCAGGCGCTGCTTGATGCGAAGTGCATTCTGCCATTCAAGCCCAACAAGATGAAGAAGGTACTGCACGAGCGCGCATGGGCAGGCAGCAAGAACTTCAACGCAGCCTACATCGTGTCGACCAATGGCCGCGCCATGGACAAGGTCGATTATGTCGTTGATGTGGTACTCCAGCCCGCGTGGGACAAGCGCAAAGAAATGCACCGCCTGATATGGGTTGGGCAGCTTGCCAACGCCCACATAGCCCTGAGCAGCCTTCAAGGTCTTGGCAGCTTCATGGCCGGGCAGGTATTGGCTGACCTGAAGTACGCGCCCATGCCGTGGACGTGGGAGGACTTCAGCACCTTCGCTTGCTCAGGGCCGGGCAGTCGGCGCGGCCTCAACCGCATTATGGCTCAAAATGTCAACGCACCTTGGAAAGAACTTGTCTTCCGGCAAACTCTGAGTAAGCTAAGGGATGCGGTTAACCTGCGCCTAAAGTGGGAAGAGCCGTTGACAGCGCACGATATCCAGAACTGCCTTTGCGAGTTTGACAAGCATGAGCGGGCACGGCTGGATCAGGGCAGGCCGAAGCAGATGTATAAACCACAGGAGAAGAAGTGATGCACACAATTTCAGCGGGCAGCGTCGGAGAGGCGCTGGCCCTTGGGCTTGACATTTTGTCCAGCCCCATGTCAACCTCCAACGAGGCCAGCCGCAACGGCGGCGTCACGGTGCTTAACGGCCCCATGATCACAACATATCAGTCGCCGGTGCGCCGCGTGCTGTTCAGCCCCAAGCGGGACGCCAATCCTTTCTTTCATTACTTCGAGGCGCTCTGGATGCTGGGCGGGCGTAACGATCTGGAGTGGCTGGCGCAATTCAACAAGCAGATGCGGTCCTACAGCGATGACGGCGGGCGTACTCAGCCCGCCGCGTATGGCTTCCGGTGGCGCGACTACTTCGGCTACGACCAGATTGATGCGGTGGTCGAAGAACTACGCTTGCACCCGGAGAGCCGCCGTGCCGTGCTGGCCATGTGGGACGGCTTCAAAGACATGGGGCGCGTGCGTCTTGGCAGCGCCGATGTTCCGTGCAATACTCAGTGCTTCTTCACCATCCGTAACGGCCTGCTGAACATGGCGGTCACGTGCCGGAGCAACGATGCGCTCTGGGGCGCGCACGGCGCCAACGCAGTCCACTTCAGTATTCTGCAGGAATACATCGCGGCGCGGATCGGCGTACTCATGGGCACGCTTACTCAGTTCAGCTGGAACTACCATATCTACGATGGTATTCTCAAGCACTCGATGCGGGACGTCATCATGGATCTTTTCGAGACCGATGCGTACGAGAGCGGCGTGGTCGCGCCCGTCTACCTGTTCAGCCCCGACGACATGGAGTTGTTTGACGAGGAACTCCCGCACTGGCTCCAAGCGGCTGCGCCGGGCGGGCACCGCTACCGGCCGACGCACTTGGCGCTACATCTGGCGGATCGTATGTTGGCCGCGTGGCGTCACCACAAGCGCGGCGACTATATGTCGGCGCTGGCCAGCCTGGAGCCCATGCCGCACCTGTGCGACTGGCGGCTGGCCTGCCAGCAATGGCTGGAGCGGCGCCTTGCCAAGAAGGAGGCAGCATGACTCAGCCAGCTTACACTTTCGCCATCAAGGGCGGTAACGTCAAGCGGTACCACACTATTCCGACCATCATGCCGGACACGGTGGCCCACCACAGCTTCAACGTGTGCATGATGATCATGGCGCTGGACCCGCTTGCCAGCGCCGCGCTATTGCGCGCCGGGCTTCAGCATGACATTGCTGAACACAAGCTGGGAGACATGCCTGCTCCGGCCAAGCGGGCCATGCGGATACGCGAACTGTTCCAGGAGCATGAGGAGGCGCACATGAAAGACGCGGGCATCAGCCCGGAGATACTGACCAAGGCAGAAGAGTGGGTGCTGAAGGTATCGGACGCACTCGACGGAATGCGCTTCTGCGTGCAGGAGCGTGCCATGGGCAACCAGTTGATCTGGGAGCCGTACTTCAACTTTCAATCTTACGTTGAGCAATTGCTGGAAGGGATACCCGCTGATGGAAACCAAATCGCACGCAGAGCCCACAAGTTCTACGAATACTTCAAGGCCGACTGGCACGCCGTCGGGGGCCAATGATTTCCAGATCGGCGGCAAGCACTACAAGGAAGCGGAGTACCAGCACTGGGACTTCGTATGTGATGAGTATCTGCACTATCTGATTGGCAACGCCACGAAATATGTCAGCCGGTGGCGCAGCAAGAATGGCGTGCAGGATTTGCAGAAGGCTCTGCACTACATTCGCAAAGCTGATGAGCGCAACGTGCGCCCCGATCCTAAGCAGCATCGAGGGCACGAAAACATTCATAACTTCATCAAGCAGTTCGACCGACCTGACCGCGATGCCCTGCTGGCAATACTTGAGGGCCGCTACGTGGTAGCGACCCTCATCATTCAGACTTTGATTGCCGATACTACTTCTTGATATTGGTCGTGTAATTCCACACGGCCAGCGCAACGGCGAAAGCCCATGGGGCGAGGCGGTGAATCCACTCGCCCCATTTCTGCGCCGTGCGGTCGGAGCCATCGCGCGCATGGCGATCTGCCTCCAATTGATTGACACGCTCCCATAGGCGCGCGTTGTCATCCTTCAAGTGCTGAAGTTCGACCGAGACCGCATTGGTTTCCATGCGTGCAACGCGCTCACGAACATCAGCCACGGACTTAGCCATATCGGTGAGTTGTGCTTCGATTCGCATCAGGGCCATTTGTGCGAGGGTATCGACCGTAGGGTCAGCGGTGAGCGGATTGGGGGCCATTGGCATTGTCCAGTATTGATTGAGCATCGCGGTATGCCTTGACTACCGCCTGATGCTTGGCTTGACATTGGGCGTAGAGGACGGAAAGCTGACCGTCAGTGAGGGCCAGCGTCGCCTCCAGCTTGTCCAGGAGCGGCGGTGCCGGTGGGCACGGGTCCGCTTCCGACGGTTTGAGGTCCGGAAGGTGCGGAAAGCTGGCGGGCGGCGGCAAGGGGGCGCCACACGCCGTCAGACAAAGCACAATCAGAACTGGAAATCTGCGGAGCATCGTGTATCTCCTTCACTAGAGTGGTGTTGGTGCTGGTCCCGGCCTGCGTAAGCCCGGCCAACCGGCTTTGCAAGTGCGTATCTACGGAGGCCAGACCGTCGCTAAGGCTACCCTGGACCTTGGCCAGTGTTGCCTGCTGTTGGGCGTTTGCGGCCTGCCACTGAGCCGCCACAACCGCCGCCCCGGCCTTGCGCTCTTCGCTGAGCAAGTGGCCCACGCCATAGACCAGCGCGGCAAGGAGCGCCAAAGCGCCCAGCACGATGCCGACCGTCTTCAAAGGGAGTCCGAACATAGCGATTACTCCCCGTCGTACTGCGTCAGATTGTGCGCGTGGATAATGCTGAGCAGCGTGTCGGCGTAGTTGGACGCCGTGGCGTAGACTCGGGCCAGCGCCGTCACATAAGCTTCCACGTCCGGGAGCAGCGCAATGGCTGGCGCGTACTGCGGGCGCGTGGCAATGAGCGCCGCGTGGGCCGTGAACGCGTCGGCGATCGTGGGGAACTTGGCGAACACCAAGTCCTCCGGAATCAGCGCGCCATGCACTTGCTCATGCGTGTGGAAGGTCTGATCGGGGTATCCAACCATGTGCTTGATGCCAAATGGATTGTTGCCGGGGCTTTTGGCACCCCATCCGCTCTCCACGGCCCACTGTGCAAGCGACAGGCTGGCCAGACAGGTGGGATACGCCTTGTGCGATGTGACGGCGCCGTCGATGACGTCAGTTGGGAAAGTTCCGCCCATGTTAATTCTCCTCTTTGTTGACTGTGACCTTGCGGCTTTCGATAGACTGGAAGGAGGCCGGGGGCGGCTCACTGAATGCGGTGCCCGCGATAAGCGCGGCCACGGCACCGAGTACGAGCAGAAGATAGTTCCCAGCCTTGTCGAGATACATGCCCCAGATTTTGGGGTCCTGCGTCTGATCAACGGATCTCCATAGAGACCAGATGATGACGCAGTTCGTGGTCACTACCATCGCGAAGATAATAGCGCCCATGACGCGGCCGATGGCCAGCGTCTGATTATCTTTCCCAGTCATAAGCTGGGCGAACCATTTGCGCAGAAGAGCCTCCATCACTGTGCCCCCATAACGGCCCGAACAGAGTTAGGTGCCGGTGGCGGGGCCGAGTTCGCCACTCCGGAACCTGCTGCCTGAGCAGCGGCGTTGCCAGCATTCTTCGAGTTGATGATCGTGCGAACAATGCGCTGTCCGATGGCGGGGTCCATGCCACGCTGGCGCATGAATTCAATCGAAGATTGAATTTTCTGCGGGTCTTCGCTCAGCGCATCGCGCACCAAACGATTGGCGTCCACGCCTGAGATGCCGACCTTGCCAAACCACGTGGACACTTTGCGCGCCAAGTTAGCGACTCCGTAAGGACTTCCGGTGGCAGCGTGCGCCGCCGCCGCGCCGCCGCTCAGCAGAGTGGCCAGATCATCTAGATCATCGCTACCCTGCTGCATACGACTGGTCTTGCTGCCGAGGCGCGGGTCGATGTTCTGAGTATTGCGGTAGCGCTCCGCTTCGGTACTCATGCCAGCGCGCAGATCAGCGCCTGCATCCGGACCAAGCAGAGAATCCGTGCGAGTCGCCTGATTGGTGCCGTCGCGACCAAGGCGGTCCGCCACTGCGAGCGCCTCTCGATTGCCGTTCCCCGCAATGTCTTGCACGCGCTGTTGAGCGCGCACGCGCATCAGGTCTTGTGCAGACGGCATGGTCAGTGGCTCGCCATTGGCGTCGACCACGCTGGCGTTCGTATTGGGCGCCGCGCCGAAGTTATGCTGGAAGTCGTCAGACGGGGTCTTCAAGAAGTCCGTGCCCTGATACCGCCCCGTACCATCGGCCGCGTCGCGCAGCCCGGCAAGCGTCGCGTGATCGTTGAGCGCGGCATCGTACTCTGGGTGCTGCACGCGGGCGGCGTTGCGGATCGTGCTGGCCATGTCCGTAAGAGCGCCGGGGTTGCCAGACTTCTGCGCGGCCTTGTTGAGAGCACGCGCGGTTTTGTCAGCAATGTCCACGGTCATGGTCGGCGCGCCGCCCCCTGCGGCCCCGGCCTTGGCGCTGAAGTCGGCGCGAATGATGTCTTGCAGCTTGGGCGGAAGTTCATCAAACCGCTTGCCCATGACCATCAGGTCTGCGGGCGGCTCGCTGTCCGATGCCTTGGTGCCGGTGCTTTGCAAGCCCTTGATCAGGTCGCCCAGCTTGGCGCTATCCTCCGGGCCAAGCTGGCGCGCAACCACGCGGAGCGCGGAACGCCCTTCAGCCGTGCGGAAGACGTCAGCCATGGCCCCGTCAACCGCAACCGGGTTATTCCGCACGGCATCGTAGCGAGGTCCGAGGTCCGTGATATCACCGCTCAGCGCCCGGCTTGCTTGGCGCGCGGTGGCACCCTGCATTTCAGGTGGGGCAATCTTGCCCGCCTGATTAACCACGCGCTCCGGGAAGTTATCGTACACCTGATCGGCGTGCTGAGAAACGATATTGGCTGCGTCAGTCTTGTTGGCCGCGATACCGATGAGGCGCTGGCCCTTGGCGTCAACCAAGTCTACCAGCCGTGCAGGAACGCCAGCCGCCTTGTATTGAGCCAGCTTCGCTTCCATCGCGTCAGCGTCTTGGGGCGCGCCCGCGTGCAGCACGGCTAGACCACTAGTATCTTCGCCAGCGCGCGGAATCATGCGGTAGGCTGCGCCAGCCGCAGAGCCGATGCCGTGAATCACTGGCGCAACGGCTGCTCCGGTGACTCCGCCCTCTCCTACGCCCTTGACTACGTTACCGACGGCGTCGGGCACGTTCGTCAAATCACCGGTATCGCCAAGCGCAGTCTCGCCACCGATTTGCGCACCGCGCACGCCAGCGTCAACCGCGCGCATACCAAGGCTAGCGTCGCGAGCCAGACCGACTCCGCGCGTGGGCGCAAGCAGTGATCCGCCGACTTCGCCAAGCCCAAACGCCAGCCCAGAGCCGCCGTTCTGGTGGTCGTAGACTTCGCTACGCGCACGATCAAGGTTGATATCGTAACTATCGCTGAACGACGGGTGGGGCCGGTGGTAGCCCAGAGCATCCTCGATCTTGCCGCCAAGGTAATCGCCCGCCGCGCCGCCAAGCGCGTCCAGACGATCGTCGAAGTGCGCCAGCGCTCCGTGACGAAGTCCGAACCACGCGTCTTCGGCAGTAGAATGTCGACCGTTGGGGTCGGGCGGTGGAGGCGCCGGTTGCGCGATGACCACGCCCTGTGGAATCTTACCGTACTTCAACCGCGTCGGCTCGTACACGTTGTTGAGTCGATCGATGGTTTCCTGCGGCATGGGGTAGCCGTTGTCCTGCGCAAACTTGATGACGTCAGCAGCAGGTTGCGGATTATTCGCATCCGTCATCTCGCGCAGCTTGGCAACCAGCTTGTCCTGACCAATCATGGGCCGGTCGGGCGCTTGGCTCGGCGGCGGCTCATTCTGAGCATCCGGCGCGGCTCCAGGCGTGGGCTGATAGTGGTTCCAGGGTCCGTCCTGCGCTGGGGGCGCGTCCGTTGGCGCTGCGTCAGGCGGCGGCGCGAACTTCTCCCAAGGATTTGCCATTACTGCGGCCTCCAGTTACGGGCTTGGCTTGGATCACCGCCCAGAAATACATGGCCGTCCATGACCGTGCCGGGCTTCGGCGCGGCCTGCGGTCCGCTCTGCGTTTGATAATAGCCCTGCGTCGCAGAGCGCATACGCGCAATCTGCTGGCGCGCCGTCGCGATGTTGGCGTGGAAGTCGGTGGGGTTCTGATCCATGTCCAGATTGGCCAGCGTCTTGGGAAGCTGCTCGACCTCGACCTTCAGAATGCGGTTCCCCAGCGGGTTGCCGTTGGCCTTCAGGTTGGACAGCAACGAAGTCAGCTTCTCAGAGTTGATCTTATCGATCTGGCCCTTGATATAGCGACCATGACTTCCGGGCAGAAGGTTTGTGACCGCACCCATCGCGCCAAGGTGCGAGTTGAGGTTGGGGTCTTTATCCAATTGATCAAGCGTATGATCCATGTCATCAAACATGGACAGAGTGCTCTGCCGACTGGCCGCGTCGCCAGCGGTGGCGCTCTGCTGCTGTGCGGTGGGCTTGCTGATGACCTTGATCTGTCCGGAGGCGTTACGCTGCGCCACCGTGCCATCGGGCAAGCCAAGCGTCTTAACCTGATCAGGCGGCAAAGTTTCCCAGCCACCCTTGCCAGCGGCGGGCACTTTCGGCGGCCCCATGAGGACTCCGGGCGCGGCGGGCGCGGCGGGCTGGGCCCCGCCCTGAATACCCAGACGGGACAGTCCGTCGGCGGCGTATGCCTGCGTCTTCGGCCCCCAGACGGCGCGGTTGCTTCCACCATGATAATAGCGCAGAGCATCCGCCACGTTGCCAGTCTTGTCGACAGCTTCCTGTGCGGCGGCGCCGCCAATGGCGTCTTGATACTTCTGAGCAGCCGGGTCGTTGCTGGTCATCAGATCAGGACGCCACGCCACGCCCGCGCGTGCGGCAAGCACACGACCGGTGTCCGGCATGATTCCGTAGGCTCCGAGGGCGCCCTGCGGACTGACAGCCGTATAATCGCCACCAGACTCCTTCTGCTTTATGACAGGCAAAAGCTGCGCAGCCGGAACCTTCGGAAGCGCGCCGCCTGCGGGCTGGCCGACCTGCGGTGCTGCGGCGGTCGTGGCGAAGCCACCCGTATTCGGGTCAAAGGACGCGGCCATGCCCCCTGCCGGAACTGCCACGGCCTTCCGTTCTGCGGGCGCTGCTGCGACCAGCGTTGGGTTCACACCGCCCGAGTAGCGTTGCGCGCCGGGTGCCAGCGTATAGTCCTTGAGGTTGGCATCTGCCGTTTTCTGATACTCAGGGTCAAACCCTCGAAGGATGGTGGGGTCACGCGCAACCGCCGCTTTCATCTGGTCGACGTGATCATCGGTCATGCCCCACGCCGACTTCGCAATGGGCCGAGCAGCTTCGATGGCTCCGGCGGCGTCGAAGTGTTGCGGGTCTGCCTCATATCCAGCGCGAAGCAAACCCCCGAACTGCTTGAACTGCGACTCAGCCTGCGTCTGCGCTGCTTGCGCGGCGGTCTGCTGCTGCGCCTGCTGCTGCGCCTGCTGTGCCTGATACTTGTCCTGGAGCGCAAGCCCCTGATTGGGGTCCACGTCAAATACCGCCTTGACGGCGGCTTGCGGGTTGTTCAGGTAGTTCTGCGTCGGGTCTCCGTTGCCCTGCATGGCATCGTTGACATCGGCGGCGTGGGCTCGGTCTTGGAACCCACGAATAAGACTGATAAGCCCGGTCATATCGTTTCCCCTTAACCGAATAGCCCGGACGAGCCGAACAGGCCATTCATGGCGCTGCCCTGCGACGAGCCTTGCGACTGTGAAGTAGCGCCCGCGCCCCCGATGATGCCTGCGGACTGGTTGCCCAGACCTGCGAGATTGCCAAGCTGGCCGAGGTAATTGTTATAGGTCTGCTGGCCAAGCCCGGTTTCATAGTTCGCAATGCCCTTGGCCGTCGATCCGCTATTCAACAGACCGTTGGCGGCAGCGGAGCCAGACAACTGGCGCGTACCTTGATTGAGCGCGAAATCGAATCCAGAGTTATTCTTGTAGTTTTGAAAACTGCCAAGGTTGTTACTCAACGAGTTGACAGCGTTGGTGCCTGCCGAGACGTTGCCGCCAAGAAGGTTTTTCAGATATCCGAAGGCTTGGTTGCTTGAAGAGGAGGACTGCTGGCTACCCCCGAAAAGACTGCTCATTTCAGACCCCTTTCATAATCGTTGCGCGTCATGATATACATTTCAAACTCCCTGCCGCGCAAAGTGATGGGCCCGTATGACACGAACCCAAGCTGGCGCGCTACCCACCGGGCTTCCCTTTGCTTGGCGGGAGTAAATCCCCGCATAGCTTTCACTTCTGGGTAGTTATCCCAAAGGTGCTTCAACATATCGCGGCTCAGGTGCAGCGCCTCGCGGCCGCGCACATGCTGCGGGTGGAAGTGGTGGGCCGCATAAAGACCTTTAGTCTCCGTGGGCTCAAGAATAGCTACGCTACGGCTACCGTTGGTCAGCACAATCGAACTATCGGCAATGGCCTGCGCGTCAAACCCAAGGGCGTCAGCAGCGTAAGGGCCGACGGCATCTTGGATCAGGTGCGGGTCGCGGGTGCGTTCAAACATAATCACACTGCCGGTCCTGTAAGGCTGAAGTACGAGACCTCGCCTATAACGTGCGAACCGGTGCCACGATTATAGTCACCACCAAAGCCGATTTTATCCGGCGGCCCGGTCAACCATCCGCTAACCGCTTCGGTATATATCTCCAGCCAGTTTTTGCCGTTTGTGCTGACATAAAAGCTCAGCGTGCCGCTGCCGTCATAGTCTGCCCGAAACCACGAGGGCGTTACCGCGAAACTCCAATCTTGCTCGGAATTATACCCCGTTGGCGTCAAACGAAGAAGCTTCATCGTCTGCCCTCCGGCAAGACCGCTGATGAGGATTTTTCCGGCAGAGCTGTTGTAGAGCCCTAGCCCGTAGCAAGAGTACGCCTGTGAGGTGAGCGGCGAAGACATCTTGGCAATCATGGACCACGCATCGGCAGGGGTCGTCAATGTCCTCAGCGCGTACACGCCCCCCAGGTCTCCACTGGAAGGCGGGCCGCAATCAAAAAGCAGCCCGGCCTGCGCGTCATCCGTTAGCGCGATGTTCGTACCTGTGCCGCTCCAGAGTGTATCGAAATAGGACGCCAGCGGCGGACTGAAATCCCACGCGGCCCTGCTGCCCCCACCAGAAACAAACGCCGGATTATCCCAAACAGGCGAAACCCAATATGGCTGATTATCCGAAGTAACGTGAGAAGGCGCGGTTGCGCTTGGAACAGCCCCATCGACGGCATAAGCGCAGCATCCCATGGCGATTGCCGGAAAAGATGCAAAACCATTTGCCCCGGAGTGGTACCAAGCCGCACACGCGGCTGTGCCTCCTTGCCCTGAAAGCTGTATTTCCAGCGCGTAATAGTTTCCCGACACGAGATTTGCAGGGGCCGTAAGGCCGAGCGTCACAAACGTGTTGCATGAAGCCCCGATAGTAACTGGCGCCGACTGCGCCACCGTCGAAATAACATTTCCCGCCGCGTCTGTCTCATAAACATACGCGGCATACGTATGGCCTGCCCCAGCAGCGATAAACGCCTTGATGCCCAGCAAGGTCGCCGCTGCCGTCATGTGTACTAGAACGCCTTGGGCCGCATAGGCATCCTCCGCTGGCCCCGCATTAACAGGCGGCAATTCATCACCTAGCCCCGATATAGCCGCACCACCACCGCCACCCCCACCGCCACCGCCCGTGATGGTGACAGTGGCCTCACCGGCACCAGTCGTGGATACCGACGCGCCAGAAAACGTTAGCGTCGTAACTGCGCTCTCGGTCGTAGTTCCGTCGGTGACCGTCAAAGCCCCGCCGCCGCCGCCGCCGCCGCCGCCATGGGCATCTACATAAGTCTTGATAGCCTTCTGGCTTGGAATTACTGTGTCGCTCGCGCCTACGCCGCCGAGCGTGCCATCCGTGCTGATTACGACTGCAATCGTAATGTGCCCGCCAGCGGTCGTAATGGAAACGGCCGAGCCAGCGACCATGGCTGCGAATACCGCCGCCACAGCCTGCGCATCTGAGTACTCAGGCAGTTCAACCCACGCTGAGCCAGCCTCGTTCAGCGCGTACAGCGCGTTCGTATCCGTCGCGTAATAGAGCGCGGCGGTGTTGGGGGAGTACGTGATCGCCCCCGGCGTGGGCAGACTAGCCGCCAGCCCGCGACCAAGGTAATCTACGAGGCGTGCCGACGCAGTCATTACAAAATCTCCACCATGATGCAGGTGCCGTCTTCGCTTGCTACGAGTGTCGGACCCGGTAGATCACCTGTGCATAGAGGCGCCCATAGCACAGCATTAAGGTCCAGAGCAAGAACCGCCTCGCCTGCTCCGGGGCTAGAGAGGCTCAACCCTCGGCCGGTAAAGCCAAGGGCGGCTGTGGCCGCAACAGGCCCGCCCCCCGGACCAGTGACCGTCAAAACCGGAGTCCAGGCCACGTTTACCGTGCCAGCCGTGGGTTGCGTTACCGCCAGCCCGCTAAATGTGATAAAGCTGGTGCTGGCGAAACCGCCTACGGTGAGGTAAATGATGTCCACCGCTATGTCGGCCTCACCGGCTGTGGCAGTCGTTACGTGCACGTTGGAGCCGGTGAAGTTGATCTTGGTCGTTCCGGTGGTGACCGGTGCGCCGTCGTGTTCGACAGAAAGGTCGGCCGTAACGCCTTCGATCAATACACTTTCAGCTTTCGTGATACGCCCGAAGGGGTCCACGGTAATATGGCTGACGTGCGTAGCGTCTCCGTACTCGCCAGAGTCAACGCCAGACTTATTGAGGTAGATGGTGGGGCTTGATTTCAAAAGACCGCCACCGGCGAGCGGCGCGGTCGTGGTAATTTTCGCAGCGATAAGCGTCGCTACGTTATCGTGGTCGGGGTCAGTCTGGGCCGTCAGGCTCTGGAGCCAACGCATGAATTCCTGCGTGGGCGTGCCATCTGAGTTGACTATTGGAGAGCGGCTGTTAAGAGGTTGCGTTTGGGTCGACATCTGGGTCATCCATATCCAGGCCATCGATACGATGGACGCCACCAAAATCGATAATTTTGAAAAGCCGCCCCGGCGCTTGCATGGAGCCGCAACTTGTCCAGTATAGACGTTGGTTGTATTGACCAAGAACCATGTTCATGACGCCCTGACTATCAAAGGTGTTCCCCTGATCGTCAGATGTCTGAAGTTCAACGGTTGTATAGTTCTCATTGTCAACGTAGCCAAGGCTACCCGAAAGCAGAACTCCGAAGCATGGCGTGCTGTTCAAGCCGCGCAGCGGTATCTGTCCGTAGGTGATGCGTTGAAACGGCTGCTGCTGTTGAGCGATGCTGGCATCCGCAGCGTCATCAAGCGGATAGTCCGGATCAAGAAAATACAACGTTCCGGTAGTATCGTCGCCGCATACGATATCAGAATTATACGTCGACGAAATCAAGTTGGCTTGGCTCCAGTTGAGGCCAAGGCGTGCCCGCCACTGATCTGTGGACCCGCTGCCCCAGACATACCACTTGCCAGTCAGCAGGTCCAGCACGAGCGTCTGCTTGGTTGGAAGCTGAATGACGTAGTAGTCGTGGCCGTCGAGCGTAAACGTCCACGCCGCGATATACGGGCTGGCGGTGCGGCTCCGAACCACGGCCGTCAACTGAAGGTTCGATATCTTCATGTCAACTGACGTGCGGCGGTATGGGGCCGTCACCATCAGCCCGCTCATGTGCAGGTCGGTAGTAGGCTTGCGGTAGACCGCCGTAATTTCAAAGCTGGACACCCTGATGTCAGGAGTGATGCTATGAATGACAGCGGTGGCCAGAAGCCCACTGACTTCGATGTCAGGGGTCTGAGCCATTATTACAGAGTCCGATTCAGTGAAGCGTGAACGGCATTGAGGGCGCCGGGCGTAAACGGTGCAGAGGTATGCGGGTCAACTTCGTACACGTCGGTGTAGAAGTTCTCCGACACAGTCATCGGCCGCGCAGCGGCGTGCGTCTCCGTGGCGTTGCTGATCAGTCCGCTTTGGAGCATACCGTCTCCACCGTCGGTCTTGATTCCCCGGTAGCGCAGTACGGCGCCCTGAACTGAGCTGGCGTCGACAGGCAAGCTGCTGAAGCTGAACTGGCACTCGCTCGGCAAAGTCGTGCCGTTCCAATGCGCGTCGATATACTCGGCATCGTTGGGCGGGTTGTTGCTGAGCACACTCCAGCCGTTGGCGCCCGTGCTGGTCCAGCCGCCCAAGGTTACATCGGCCACGGTCTCCAGGTCGATGCAGAGGCAGTTTCCCAGGAAGGTGTTGTTGTCCGTGCCGGTGCCATCCCAGAACACGACGTCCTTGTATCGCGGGTTGCTTTCGCCCAACGTGACTTGCTTGCCCAAGAACGCTATACCGACTTCGGCGACTGGGTGATAGGCACCGCCACCGTCGTACCAGCCAGTGTTCAGTCCGGTGATGGACATAACAGGCTCGCCCTCGACCTGCATGTTGAACGTACCGGCGCCCGTGGTGCTGGACACGTACTCGATTTCCACGTGCCACCACGACCCAGCCGTTACGACTGGGGATACAGTCGACTGACCTCCGCCGCCTTGGCCGTTGTTCACAAAGACGAGGCGCCCGGTGGCGTCCGTGGTGACGTACGCCACGATGTTACCGTTGTTGTCCTGCCATCCGATTACGGGCGCGCCATCGCCGCCCACGAGGTTATCCATGATCACGCGGAACGCAATACCCTGCGTCGGCGTAGAGCGCGGCACAGGATAGCGGATCGACGGAATGCCGCCCACATGGTTGAACCCGAGCACGTTGTTGCCGGGTACGACTGGGTCGGCTACGATCACCGCCCCGTAGTTGTAGGTGTAGATCCCCTGCGTCAGCAGGCCAGCATTCGTACCGTAGGAATTGAAGGTATCTGCGTGGTTGAGCATGGCGCTCTCCTTAGAGTGTGGCGTTAGCTATGCGGGTATTCATGTAGAGGATAGCCACGCGCAGGCGCTCCTCAATATCCGGCGTGGAAATGCGCTCCGGCTGCGCCGTCGATATTCCGAATACGCCGCCGTCTTGATCAACGACGATAGCCTTGTCCTTGATGTGAACCGCGCTGCCCTGCATGATGCCACGGTCAATCGTGATGCCCTTAATGGGCTGCATGGGGGCGTTGGGATCGGCCGACGTAAACCAGACTTCGATCGTGTCTTGGCCGCAGAGCCAATACTGGTCGTTGAAAATCATGATGTCGTTGATGCCGTCGGGGCTGCGCTCAGCCGTGGCGTAATCCAACGGATCAATCGTAGTATAGCCCGGCTCTATCCAGTAGAATTGGCCGTTGATAACGTCGGTGCCATCCGGTACGGGCAGCACGATGATATACGAGTTGACGTATCCAACGCCATAGACACCGACGCCGTTGGGAACTGCGACCGGCGTGCAGGATGGCGTGCCGCCCCCGTCAAGATGAGTATCAAGGAACGCCAGATGGCCAGAGCCGCCCGTCGCCGTCACATAGCCGTTTCCGGTAGCTCCGGGTGTTTGCGCGTGAACATAGAGGCCTGTGCTGATATTCTGGTAGGCCGTGATAATAGCATTCGGCAACGTAAGCCCCGACGAATAATCAGCGCCGGGCGTGCCTGTAGCGTTAATCGCAAGCATCAGCTCATCCAACGCCTGCGCAGCGGTGCCGGGGTTGAACACGATCCATGGGAACAGCACTGACCCGTCGGGAGCGCTCGTGCTGGTCGTACTCGTTGTCGTCGTGCCTCCGGCTGGCGGCGCGTTGGTATCGCTATACGTGTAGACTTCGTTGTCAGTCTCGACCATCGTCCACGTTGCTGGCGTCGTGGTGGTGGTGGTGTTCGTTACGACCGTGGAGCCGTCGGCGTTGGTCGTAGTGGAGTTTGTCTCGGTCGTAACCGCCGCGCCCCCGGTACCTGCGGGTGGGCTGGTGTTGACAGTCGTCGTGACAGTATTGGTCGTCTGCACCGTTACGAATGTCACGGCGTTGTAAGTATAGCTGACCGTCGTCGTTACGTCGACAGTCGTGTTATACGGCGTGTCGACAACGTCGTTATCGGTGGGTAGACCAGACGTCACATTGCTGAATGTGTAGAACACCGCGTCAAGCTGCACCGTGTCCTGATTAACAGGCGCAAGGCCAGCGGGCGCGTGAAGCTGGCCCTTGGCAAACCCCTGATCGGTATAAACGCGCAGAGTCTGCCCATCGGCGATATAGAGGTACGGCGGAATCGTTCCTACACTGCCGGTGCAAGCCATCTTTACAAGCGCGCCGTTGTTCGCGCCAAAGAAGTTATCGTCCACGACCGTATTGGTGCCGTCGGCGTGAATGCGATAGAGTACCTGCCCGCTCATGACAAACAGGTCGCCGCTGAAAGCGCCCGGCTGGCTGAACATACCCCGGATCGGGCCGGTGCCGACAATCTGCCAGCGCCGCATCCCGGGTCGGGCGGTCAGCGCAAGATCCCCGTCGGACAGCGTCGGGTTCGGTTCCACGAACCTGTTGCGCATAATGATATCGGGCTCGTCCGCAACTCGGCGGCGGCGGTCGCTAAAGGCAAGTGGTATCTTCATGAGTGCTTACCCCATCCACCGCGCGCGCCCGCGCACCGCCCGCGTGGGCCATCCATACGTCCGGAAGCGCCCGTAACCTTGCGTAACCGCCAGCACGCCGTCATCACACGGCATAGAGATCTTCTGGCGGTAGCGGCTGCGCAGCTTGCCCAGCACCCGCTGCATCTGCTCCTGCGTGCTGGGGTCCATGGCCCGGCCATAGCGCGGGTTGAGGCGCATCGCCAGATACGTGATAAAGTAGTCATCAAACTCTGGCGGAAACGGAAACTCCGCCGTGGGGTCCGTTATCGGCCCGAGCAGAACCCACTGGCCAAGATCAGCGCGATAGAACCATGCGTACTCGCCTGTCGTGTTGATCGTAATCTCTATCTGACCTTCGATGGCCCGCGTGTGCGCGTTAAGCGTGATCGGTGCGGTTGGCAGAAGCCCTTGCGGGTCTACCAGCAGAATGCGAGCGCCGTCCGTGGGCTCGTGCGGCATCCACAGCGTCTGCGGAATATCTATGCACAGAACAAGACGAATGTTGGAATCAAGACGTACCCAATCATCCGAACACCAGTTCGGTATGAGGTCCCAGTCTTGTTGGTATCCTACCGGCCAATCGACCAGCGGGTTACCGACTTCGTAGCCATAAGTGGCCGACACCATTCGATTGACGAGCGTCAATGCCTCCGCTATTTGATTGGCGTTGGGGGTCGGCGATGCCAGCGAGGTTACGTTCGACTCGCGGTATGCGCCGGTGATGATGTCGGACACTAGGCTCATGTGACGTTATTCCTTGTTCGGCCCTGCGCTACCAGCGGCCACGATTGTCTGAGCCAACTTGAGTTTCGGCCAGCCCGAGGAAAACTCGATGGTGGCGTCTTCCTCCTGAAGTTCTTTCAGGTGGTTGAGCAAGTCGACCTGCGAATACATTTCCGACAGAATCTTTGCGGCCTTGTTCGGGTCCGATGTCACGATCGTTTCACCGTCAAGGATGGCACCCTTGGCCCCCTTGGCCAGCTTGCTCGGGTGGTTGACCCAGCCCTCGGGGACCTCTTCGAGCGAGTGGAAGGTTGCCGACTGATTGCCGGGGCCGTAGTAGACAGCGGGCCACTCGTTGTATTCGTGTTCGATGGGGCGAACGAAGCCCGCAGCCATCGAGTGATTGGTCAGCACGGTCATCGATATTCTCCACAAGGTGGACCCCGGTGATTAGCCGGGGTCCGGGTTGGAAGCAGCCGTAGAATTACGCCTGCATCAGTCCGACGGACACGAGGCCAGCGATCATCGCGTTGATCACAACGGCGTCGGAACCAGCGGCGGTGCCTGCAAACGGAATCTGGTTGTTCGGCTGCAGGATCTTGGGGCCGGTACCGTCATCAACGGACGGAGTGGGTACGGGCGTCAGGACATTTTCGTTGACCTGACCGGTGACATCTGCCATAGCGAGACTTCCTTCTTGAAAACTAGGGTGGGCCGAAACCCCACCCTAGAGAGCCGGCGTCCAGTGATTACTGGCCGCTGATACGGGTGCCGAGGCGGCGATCGATGTTCTTCACGCCGTACAGAACGTCCCACCGGTGAAGGTGAGTATCGTTCGTGCCGTCCGACGTGCGCCAGTAGCGGATCGAGACCCCGGTTTCCGGATCGGTCGCGTACGACGCTTCTCCGGTATAGGGGACGGTCAGCTTGGCGAACACCAGCGCGATGGCCGACTTGTGGAAGACCGCGTTCTGACGGAAGCTGCCATTGGCCGCGCCCAGGAACGTGACTGCCGCATTGTTGGCCGGGGCCGAGTCGACCGTTTGGAAAGCGCCCGAAACGATGATCGGGTTGGCGATCTGCAGAGTAACGGTACCGCCACCGGCGACCACCGCGTCTGCAAGGTTGACGAACTGCGCCGGACCATAGGCCACCTTCGTACGCGGATTGACCGCGTTGACGTTCGCGACGGTGAAGACTTCACCGGCGCGAATCGTCTGGCCAGCCGTCAGGCCGCTCAGGTTCAGAGGCTGACTGTAGTCGCTCTGGTTGACCTGAGTGTACGAGACGTTCTGGCCTGCGCCTGCAATCTGCCCAGCGCCGGACACGGTACGAGTACCGGTCTGGAGCGCGATGACCGACTGCGTCTTGTAGGGCTGCACATCACCGATGATGGGGATCTGCGCCTTCTCGATAGCAGTCTTGGCAAGGTCGCCCTGACCGGCGTAGAGGCCGGTGAAGCTGCCCGCCAGCTTGTAGTGATCCTGCGGCGACAGGACACCGTTGCGGTCATCCGACGGCACGCCCATGAGATCAAGCTGCTCGGGGGCGTAGAAGAAGTCGGTCGGCGAGGCAATCAGATTGCCAGGAGTGCCCACCCAGGACGGGAATTCCAGGGTCATGGCCATCAGGTCGGAGTCGATGGTCTGCGCAAGCTGAGCGGCCTGCGCCTGCATGACAGCGTTCTTCAGCAGGTCGGTCACCGTCAAGGTGTCTTCCAGCGAGGAGAACGAGATATCGATACCGCGCTGCCGGTTCATGGTGATCGGCACTTCGCCTTCGGTCACGGCCTGGACCTGAGCGACGTTGCCTTCACGTACGATGAATTCGGGCGGGCGCTTCACGTAGACGGTCTGGCCAACCTTTTTGAAGACGTCGTTGAACTGCGTCGTGACGAGTTTGCCCATCACGAGGTTGTTCTTGAGCAGCTTCAGCATGGTATTGGCGTAGACCTTTGGGGTCAACAGCGTATTGGACATTGGGAACTCTCCTGAAGGAGTTGGGACGGATTAACGACGCTTCTTGGTCAGCACCGCGTCCGCCATACCCTCAAAAGCAGAGAAGTCGTCGGTGTCGGGGGCAGTACCAAACTGACCTCCGGCTCCACGACTGCGCGCTTCTGGCGGCGGCGGGGCTTTGCTGACAACTTTCTGCGCGGGAGCGGGCGCTGCCTTGGCGCTACGCTCTGCAAGGATCCGGCCCTCCAGCCGTCCGAACTCCCGTGCTTGTTCGAGCGGGTGCATGTCTGCAATCCGCTTCGACTCAAGTGGGTTTGAGGCCAAGTGATAGGCAATGTCGGGACCAACGTCCGACTCCTTGATGCCCAGCGACATCAGGGGTGTGCAGGCCCAGTCGCCGCGATTCGCAGATTCCACGACCTTCTGCTGGAAGTCGGGGAAGCGTTCAATCACGCCGGGGGCCGTCACAGCCGTTTTCCACTTGGTTTCCACCAGTTCGATCTCACGAGCCTGCTCCTGTTGAGCCTGCTGCGCTTTGAACTCCTGGCGGGCCTCGTGCCGCGCAAGATCGGCGATGAACTTGGCGTCAGCCTCGCCGAAGGGGTAGTCGTCGGGATTGGGCGGAACATCCTCGGCGACTGCGGGTGCCTCGCCGTCGGCCTTGGCCGGTGGCGGGGTCTTTGCTTGACGCAGTTCTTCAAGCTGGGCTTTGAGACTGGCGATCTCATCGTCCACCTTGGTCTGACGCTGCGCTGCGTCGCCATCTTTGCCTTCGGCAGACCCGCCCTCATCCGCAGGTTCAGGAGGATTCCCTGCGGGTTTGTCGCCTGCCTTCGGTTCCGGGGTAGCGCCCCCGCTATTCAGGTCGTCTTGGGGCTCGCCCGCAAGACTGGCCTCGAATGCTGCGAAATCATCTCCACCGGCCAGCGCCGATACATCGGGCGTTGCTGGCGTGGGGTCGGCTGGCGACGCGACTGCGGCGGCGAGGTGTCCCTCGCCGTCACGCAGCAAGCGTCCGAGCCGGAACTCGTTTCTGGTAAGACTTGCCGGACCAAAGAACTTGCGCATGATTATTTGCCTTTCTTCTGGCCGCTCCGCTGCGGCCTCTTGTTGCCAGCGCCGCGCTGCGGGGTTGTTTTAGCAGAAGCGGCGCGTTCTGCAAGACCCATCTTGCGCTCACCGTGCTCGCGCTGCTGTTGAGCCGAGTCGTGTGCGAGCGATGCTCCGTGAATAGTTTGTACCACACCGACGTCGTGCTTCTCCTGCGCGTGCTCCATTCCCTGAACTTTGCCGAACATATCAATGATGTGGCCGTCCTGGCCGGTGCCCATGATATGCTCGTGCTTTTCCTGCTCATTGTGCAGCTTGGCGAGGCCCTGCGGCAATGCCAGCCCGGCCCGAACCTTGGCGTGGTGAGCCTCGGCCTGCGCCCGCTCGGCGTTTGCCTGCGCCTCGCTGACGCTGATAGCGGCCTTGCGTGCGTCGGCCTCCATGGTGGCTTGCTTGTATTGGCGAATGTCCTGCGCGTGGGACAATTCGGCAATCTGGTTCTGCACCGCCATAGATTGAAGCTGCTGCGCCTGCGCCGCCATCTGCCCTTGCGGGCTGTTGGGGTCGGGCTGCGGCCCGGACTGCGGCTGCGCACCGGGCGCCGTGGGATTTTGCGCCCCGTTGTCCTCGCCATCCGCCTGAAGGATCTGCGGTGGAATGGTGCCCTTGAGGCGAGCAGCAATTTTCTGCGCCCACGGCCAATCCTGCGCACCCACGATAAGGTCCCCGGCCACCGCCATGATTTCCGGCGAGGTTTGTACGATGGTGAGCATGGCGTTCGCAGCTTCTTCGCGCTGCGTTGTGAACGACGGCCCGGTTTCCACGGTGACGTCGTACTTGCCGAGCGTGATGTCGATTGCATCAGGGTCGGTGGGGTCGTTGATCGCCATCAGTTTCTGCTGGTCGTCGATACCAATAACGCGAATGGTGCGGATCGTATCATACGCGATGGGAATAAGCTGGTTCATGACATCGCCGACTTCTTGAATCGACCAGTTGAGGTTATCCTGGTAGATCATGGTCGCAATGTCGCCCTCTTTCTTGCGGGCGTTGATTGCTTTGCCGGATACCTCGTTGGACTGAATACCCAACGACGCGTCCTGAAGGCCGGTGGTATCCTTGATATCCTGCTGGTTCATTTGCGCTTCATTCAAAAGCGCGGCAGGAATTTGCGCCGGTTCCACGCGCGTCGGCGGCACGCTGGCGTTTTTGTTGAATAGCAGAAGCGGATCACCCGAACGGTGCGCCGAGCGGAAGTCATCCTCACGACCTTCAAGAGCATCCGACGGTGCAATCCAAACCGCCTTCGGCGCCAGCGCGATGGTCTCCGCCGCCACCGACCGCCAGTAGTTTTTCAGCCGCTGCGAATCTTTGGCAAAGCGCACCAGACCAAAGCGCACACGATCCTCGGCCACGCGAATAACGCGTCCCTCAACGCGAATGATGGGCAGGCGCGTAAGCGGTATCTCGTACGTCTTCGACAAAATCGCGAAGCCGGTGCAGAGGTTCATTTGCGCATAGGTGCGGTAGGACTTGCGAATACGCGGCTTGCCCGTCTTCGGGTCGCGATAGATCATCTCCGGTGTGACGCCTGCGGCCTCCATGCCATCGGTGATGTCGACAACCTTACCGTCCATCAGCAGAGCAAACGTGGCGGGCTTGTCCTTCAAGCGCCAGTACTCCGTGATGCGAACAATGTCCTTGTCGAACCAGCCCTGCATCGTCATGTCCTGCATGGTCAAGTCCTGCAGAGCCGTGGGCGACGGGCACTTCGGCCATGTCTTGTTGTAGACATCACGCGGCATCGTATCATTGACGAAGCAGTGGCGCGCGTCGCGGCCGGTGGGGTCAACACTCATGCGGTCCCACACCACGGCCAGCGGGTTGGGAATATGGCGAACAAGAACGTCCTGGTCGAACACGTCGTTGCCAGCGTACTCCAAATCGACGCGCATATTGCTGATGCCGCAAATGACTTGGTCTTCACAAGCGAGGTCGTAGACACGCTCCGCTCGCGAATAGTTTTCGATCGACTTGATTAGACCCGTACGAATGGCCGCAACCTCTTCTGTGCCGTCCTTGTAAGGTCGAACTACGATGCTGGTCTCATTCAAGCGCCGATCGCCGATGACTTGTCCGACAAACTGCGGCAAAGTGTTGATGGTCAGGCACGGTCGGCCCATTTCCTCACGCTCGGCGCGAACAATGGGGTCCCACTGATCGCCAGCGGCGAATTTCAGGTCTTCCATCGCCCATTCGCGGTTGCGCAAGTCGAAACTGGAGTCGGCAGTGAAGTTGTCGCGCATCTCTTTGAGAAAATCCTCGGCCGAATCATACCCCTCGGGAGTATAATCGTCGGTATCGTCCCCATCAAGGATCGAGTCCTTGGGAAACACTGCGCCCATGTCTTCAGAATTCGCCTGAAGATCGGGAGTGGTCTCGACCGGCTTGGTTGAATTAGGCTTTCTTGCCATTGCTCTTCTCCACGATCTCGTCAGCGCGAGTCAGTTGTTCGATTTCCGCGCGAATTTGCGCAACATTCTGGGTATAGCCGGGCAGTGGCGTCCCATCGGCCTTGGTTCGCGACTGCAGTCGCTGAATCAGCTTGTCAATTCTACGTGTTGGCGCGGTCATGATCCCATCCATCCTGTTGCGCGGCCCGAGGACCGTGGTTTCTGCTTGGCGCGGCGCTCCTGCTTCTCATAAACCGGCTCAGCAAACGTGAGTGCCACGGCGTCCCAGACGTCTGGAGACCGCACGCCTCGCTTGCGCATTGACTCTTTCGACTCAAGTACGATACGCTGCGCACTGTCATAGCGGTAAGACGGGCCGACCGCGTCGGACTGGAACATCGAGTCATCCGGCAGCGACACGCCCACAGGATCTTGAAGCCAATCACGTGAGCGCATCCACATTTCAGCGCGGCGGTTCTTGGGGCCGGGCGCCAGTTCGCCATTTTCGAGCCGAATGTCAGGTTCCTGTGGCTCCCCGCCGAAGTTGACGCCGACCACGCAGTCATCATACTTGGCGCCAAACGACTTGACCAAGTCATACACGCCAGCGCCAAGGCCGCCGGTGTCGATGAACATGCGCGCTGGGTCGTCCTGATCGATAATCTGCTTCAGCCTATTCGCAGCCTGAACAGTATCGATTTTATCGATGGTTTCCTTCTTGAGAACTGCGCGGCCTCGCCGCCAGACGATGGCGAACAGGTCATCACCAAAGCGAGCGGGGTCAACACCAATGACCAGCGGACCGATAGGCTCAGGGATATCGAACTTGCGCGCACGCAGAACGAGGTAACTCTTAATGAAGCTATCGTGTCCTGTGGCCTGAAAAGCTTCGTCCGCAGTAGCAGGGTACTCCTGCTTGAAGAGCATGGGGTCCTTGAGCTCAGCCATCTTTGCGCGGCGCCACGCCATCTGCTCCATGTCGAGACCATGAAGCTGCGCATACTCCCACTCGCTGATATCCTCACCGGCCATTTTCTCATGGCGAAGGACAAACTTCTCCGGCACGCGCCGCCGATAGCCCTTTTCCCAGAACCAAGGCGAAAAGAAAGCAATGAAGTCACCGATGCCAGCTTCAGCCTGCTGCCACCGCTCATAGAACTCTCCGGTTATTCCGTTGGCGGTAGACTCGAGGATGATTTCGGTGCCGGGCAGATCTGGGATCGCCTGGATCGATGACGCAAAGTGGTCTGCCGCATTAGGCCAGAAAGCGACCTCAGACCCGTGAAAAAGCTGAATAGTGCGCGACCGGCCCACAGCTTTCTGACCAGCGGTGGCAACGACGTACCCTGAGTCGAGTTTGTCAAAGAGGAGTTCCTTCGCGTTGGCCGCGCCGGTATGGGGCTTCAATGGCGTGTGGTCGTGGTAGCGAACAACCATGCCAAAGAGGTTGTCGGTGGCAGACTGCTCGTGCGTCAGAATAAAGACGCCGACGCCGTGGTTCAAACTCGACCTATGATAGAACCGACCACCGACGTAAGTGGAGAAGCCCTGCTGGCGCGCCTTTAGTATGAGCGCACGCACCTTGCCCGTCTCGCGCTTTTGCTTCTCCAAGGCCGCGTGAAGCTGGATCTGCGCGTGGTTAAAGGCGAATGGGAGCAGCTTCCCATCCTTGCCCTTGATCTTCAGGCACGCGGGCGCGTACTTCGATAGGTCTCCGCGAAGTTCCGCCAGAAATCTCAGCTGCTCCGCCTCAGTCACGGTCCGTAACTCGGCTGCCCAGAGCCTTGGCCCTGCTGCCCACCGCCCCCGAAGTATTTGCTCACAAGATACGACCCTGTATCCGGCCCGACCGTGGTGGGAATCATTTGCTGAAGGCCCGGCGCGCCGCCCTGCTGTCCCTGGAGCTGAGACCCGGACGCCAGAGGATTCATCGGCTTCGGACCCAGAGCATTCTGAATACCGGAGCGCACGTCCTGCCGCCAGCCGTTGACCGTGGACCCTATCTGGTTGAGTGTATTCATGAAGTCCCCCATTACTGGTACTCCGGTGACTGCGCCATGGCTGCGCCCTTGGCTGACGAGTTGGTGGGCGGCGCGGCGGGGTTAACGCCCTTCATGGGCTTCTTCTTCCGCATCAGCGGGCTGACACCCGACTGCGGGTCATTCATTGAGTTTGCGTACTTGCCCATCACTCGTCTCCTTCGTCAGTAACCACGCGGGCATCCAGGTCAATCAACATCGCCTCGTGGCGCCCATACTCAAGCAGATCATGCCCGACCTGTGCGGCGGCATCCATAACCGAGTGCCCGGCGCTCCCTTCTTCCGAAAGCTTCTGCAGAAGAGTCTCCAGAGGAAGCGAGACCGAAGCCTCCACGCTTTCCTTGGGAACCAGCCGCGCCCACAGTCGATAGAACTCCGTGGGGTTCGCGCGGCCCCAGACCACCAGCGCGGGCACGCCGCCCATAAGGTCGAATGCTTTGGCGAGATTGTCACGAGCAGTGACCGTGACTCTCGGGCTCGCGCGGCCCCCTGCTGCCTTCTTGGATTCCTCGATGCCGAGGCGCTCTTTTTCGACTTCTACCAGCTTCTCGAAGTCCGTGGTACCTTCGGCGGCCTGACTGGCCATGGCGAGCGTGCGCTTTTCGTGGCGGCGGCGTGCGCGCGACTCTTTGCGGGCTAGTCGCCTCGCCTCGTCGGCTTCCCGCTCTGCCTTGGTAATGAAGTTCTTTACTGCGCGTGCCACTATGCTTCTCCGCCCTGTAAGATTACGAAGACTCTCCGGTGCTCCCCTAAGCCTAGCCTTCTCCGGTGCTCCGGCTAGAAAGTCCTACATAGAAATTCACCTCGAGCGCTAATCGTAGGTACCCCTATCATAAAGCGCAGCCGCGCGCCGCAACCCTACCCCCGCCCACCAGTACCTGAGCCCCTGAGCCATGAAGAGAGCCCGCCATGGTGCGAATACGACTCTTAATCATCTCTGTTAACCATGATGATTAACCAAACTCAGTAATCAACTAACTCATTCAAACTAATACGGAAATCGTATTGCCTGAGTCGCTGAGATGCTCAGGCGTTTACTCTGCTCGGCTTCTCCGTGGCTCAGTGCGTCGTGTCATTTGAGTCTAGGCTTCTCCGCTGTTCTCATGGCGCACCTATAACAAGATAGTTAAGACTTGACCAGATGAGGCGCAAAATGGGCCGCGTGAGATGGGCTAAGTACCGGAGAACCCTAGCAATTTACGGTTACGTTTCAACTCATGGGAAGTGTTAACTCTATTCAATCCGGAAAACCGGAGCATTTGAGTGATTAATTAACACTTAACACTTATTTACCTTTCTTAGGGTTGAGGTCAATTAAAAGGTAAATATAATAGGTATTATTGTAGTTAAAGGGGGGGTATAATGGCAATTGGCTGTTAAACTGTAATCCGGCTCAAATACTCGGGGTTTTGGAGTAACAGATGCCTAGACACCTTACGTAAAGGATAGTGAAATGATTAAGAGTCCAGCAGAAACCGCCAGATTGTTCCGTGAACTCAAGGCATTCTTTGAGGGCGATTACCCTAAAGATCAGGCCACTTGCGCCTATTTCGTGGCGGAAATCACGGCCCTCCAGGCAGGTGCAACCGCCAAGCCCGGACCAGCGCCTAGTCGGCGATTTACAATCAGCATAGGCGGACAAGGCTCGTGGGAAGTGGTCGGCGCGCTCGCCGCCTATACGGAAGTCGTAGAACTGTATGACCAGAACCCTGCCAATGGGCGCGCCTTGCAATACAAGTCGTTCACTGTCCAGCTAAGCCAAGGTGGCGGGCAGTGGACAAAGCGATTGACCGACAGCAATGGCAACGAGGTGATCATAACCGTGCAACGAGAGGCACTGGGTGCGGACCAGTACGTTAAGCGCGGCAGACCAGCCAAAGAAAAACAGGCAGAGGAGACGAAAACTGGCACGCTTATTGCTACGCGCGGCGCGCGCTCGCGGCCACAATGACTTAGCAAGGTTCATGCCAAACGCGAATGGCGGAGTTTACGAGATCCGTCCTGATAAGGGTAGCTTGGGACTCCGCTTTTCTCTACAAGCCGACTTAGAATTCGTTTTAGAGAATGCCCGGCAACCAGCCTGGATTACCGCCCGCCCATGCGCCAGCCGCGCCAGCCAACTGCACCGGCGGCGCGGCGCACCCGCGCACACGTAGCAAGACCCATGCCAAACGGAGTGAAAGAAATAATCCGCACGGAGAAAGATTTTAATTGTTTGTTACCGGTTCACGGCTTAGACAGGTTTCAACGGGGCAACGTCCCGCCGCCAGCCCGGCCAAGGGCGCCGCGCAAAACGCGCTAGGCGTTAGTTCCGTGCAAGCCCGGGACCTAAGGCCCACTGACATCAGGTGGGCGGATACAGGACCCTTGCGGTCGCTTATGGGCACTAACCCATGGGCGACCGCAACGATTCTGTTGCATACGGAGTAATACAAAATGGCAAAGTCAAACGCAAACACTGCAGTCGCCGCTACCGAAGCGAAGTCCACGTACCTGGAAACGCCGAAGGCGCAGCGCATGGCCAAGATCAAGCGCGAACTGGCCGACATCGGCAAGGAAACTGGCGCCAAGTCGGTTGCTGAACTGGAAGCCGCGAAGGCCAAGAAGCATCCGACGCAGGCGGCGACGCCTGGACTGGCGCGCGGCCTGAAGTCCACCGACGCCCCGCATTCGCAGAAGGCTGTCAAGGACGCCAAGTCGGCCGCTTCGCCTGCCAAGGCGACCACGAAGACCGACAAGGCGCAAGCGACCAAGGCGGCGAAAGTCACCGCCCGCGCCGAGCGCGCTGCACCGAAGGCCGGAGACACCCGGAAGATCACCATCGTGGACAAGAAGTTCACGTTCGGCCGGGAAGGTTCGGCGCGCCACGATAGCTGGACCGCCTGCACGACCAGCAAGACGGTCACCGAGTACCTCGCCAAGGGCGGCAAGGCAAAGTATCTGCCGCGCTGGGTCGCCGCCAAGGTGATCACGCTGGCCTAAGTCCATGCTTCTTACCGCCCCTAGCCGAAGCTAGGGGCGCATTGAACTATGGAGCAACGAATATGAACCTGCCAACCGACGAGGAGATTGCCGCGCGCCTGGAGGCTATGCGCCAGTATCACATTCGCGAGACGGCTCGCGCATACAACGACCACGTTCGGCGCGTCCAGTTAGGCCGCGCTCTGCCTCTGCGCCCTTGCGCATAACCTGGAGACTACCATGACCGAGTCCGAAGACATCGCAGCACGGCGGAAGGATCTGCTGGAAGCCGGATATTGTGCCCCAATGGCGACCGCGCTGGCCGAGCAGGGCCAGAGCGCCATGACAGCCGCGTCGCTGAGTCAGTACGAGGCGCTGGACCTGTTTCTCACGTGGGAGGGCATCATCGGCTATACGTCGCTGATCGTACTCGCCGTGGACAACGTCCGCACCTTGCACAAGCGGTGACAAACGACGCTGGTCAGTCGGCCCATTGCGCGGCATACTGGCCAGCCACAACAAGGAGCCCACTATGTTGATTCCCACTGGCCTAGCGGACTCGGTTGCAGAGATTGCCGCCGACCTGCCCGAGGCCGTCCTACGCCAGATCATTCTGGCCCTTGCGCCCCGTGCGCCTGTCTCCACGCGTGAACCCGCCATGGCCGAGACCATGCGCAAGCTGAAAGTCAAGGCGCCGCGCGCGAACACTGGCCGCTTCCGGGGCGGTCCTCAGCTCAGCAATCGGCACCGACCGGGGACGTGGCGCTACGCCATGATCACCGCGTGCAAGCGAGCGCTGGCCAGTAGCGACACCACTGACGCCGCTTGCAGCGAAGCGCAACGCGTTCTGGAAAAGGACTTTCCGGATTTCGCCGAAAGGCGAATTGAATGGCCATTCCTGGCCGAACGTGAATACATCATTTTTAGCTAAGGAGAAATGACATGGGAATTCGTGCAAACACATATCCGGGCGTCTGCCGCGATTGCGGCGCCCGCGTGGAAGAGGGTGCGGGTCGCATCGTCAAGGACGAGAACACCGGACGCTGGATCACCTATCACCTGCCCGGAGAATGCCCGGAGGCCAGAGTGCCGACCAAGCCCGGCATCGACGATGGCGCCGCTGACAAGGCGGTTGACCGGGCCATTGGCCTGATTGCCCGCCAGTTCATGACGCTGGTCCCCGCGCTGGTGGAGGAGAACCTTGCGCTGGCCAGCCGCGTCGCCGCTGTCAAGGTCGGCACCATGCCGGAAATCAAGGTGGACGTCGGCCATCACAAGCTGGAGGCTGTCGTGCAGGCGGTTGTCGCTGGAGTGAGCCCCATGCTCGTAGGTCCGGCGGGCTCGGGCAAGACCACGCTGGCCGAGCAGGTCGCCAAGGTGATGCACCTGAACTTCTATATGGCCAGCCGCGTGACCAGCGACTTCAAGCTTCTCGGCTTCGTCACTGCCAATGGGGCCATCGTGCGGACGCCGTTCCGCGAGGCTTACGAAAAGGGCGGCATCTTCCTCTTTGACGAGGTTGACGCAAGCGACCCCGACGCACTCACCGCTTTTAACGCGGCGCTGGCCAACGGACGCTGTGACTTCCCTGACGCTGTCGTGGTCGCGCACAAGGACTTCCATGCCATTGCGGCTGGGAACACCTATGGGCGCGGCGCTGACCGCCAGTACGTCGGCCGCAATCAGCTTGACGCTGCGACGCTGGACAGGTTCACCATGATCGACATCGATTACGATGAGTCGCTGGAACTGGCCCTCGCTGGCAACGCTGACTGGACGCGGCATGTTCAGTCGGTGCGCAAAGCGATAGTCAGCACTGGCGTCCGCCACATCGTTTCGCCACGCGCAAGTATAAATGGCGCGAAGCTTCTCGCCGCCGGTTGGGCTCAGGCCGAGGTTGAGGAGGCGGTGGTCTGGAAAGGTCTGGATGACCAGAACCGGTCGCGTGTTCAGGCCAAGCTGGTGATGGAGAAGGTGCGGTGATCATAGAAATCACAGACAAGTCGTGGCTTGGCCACGCCGACAACCTGCGCGACATCGTGCAATGGCTGGCCGACACGCGGCCGACTTGGCCGACCAAGGCGTCCGTCAGCAACCCTGCCAATCAGTCGTGGGACTTGAACACCGACTACGCTAAGGCGATGCAGTACGCTCGCGATGGTTGGGACGAGGGTGTTCGCAAGCTGGAGGCGCTGCAAAGCAACGACCCGACCTACCTGAAGCCGGTCAAGGCGTACGGAGTCATGGGAGACCACGCCGACATCGGTCGCTATGTTACGGGTGATCCTTTCAACATGGTCCGCCGCGTCAAGGAGCGTGTCGTGAAGCCCGCCGTGACGCTGGTCGTCAACGTCGTAGCATCCGCTGGCGTAAGCGCCAACGAGATGGCGAACTACGGCTCGGCGATGGCCGTGCTGGTCGATCGGCTGGAGTCACGCGGCATCCGCGTTGAACTTTACGGGGCCATCACGATCGATGGCCTCAAGCGCAAGTTCACATTCACGTGGAGCATCAAGCAAGCCGACCAGCCGCTGGACATGGCCGCGATTGCTTTCAGCCTCGCGCACCCGGCGATGTTCCGCCGCCTGCTCTTCGCTGTCATCGAGCGCACCGAGCGGGACATGGTTCACGGCGGATACGGTTATCCGGGAACCACCGAAGCCGGGTTCAGCCTTGTGCCGGACCGCACCGCGCTCTATATTCAGGGCGTAGGTCAGCAGTTCACAAAATGCACCACGATGGCCGCCGCGCTTGATCTTGCCATGAAGCAAATCAACGAGGCTTCGGTCAAGGCTGGCGGCGAACGGCTGGCGGAACTGGAGGAGGAGTATGTCTAAGCCGCACAAGGCGCGGCGCGTGACTTATAGAGTCAGGCGCTGCGCCGAAGGCTGGCTCCCCGTCGTGCTGATTGGGGAGGAGCCTTGGGTTATGTCTGCGCTTCCCAGCAAGCGCGAAGCAAGCGACCGCGCCAAGCGCGAGGCCGCAAGGATAAAGGGACCAGCATGAACTTGTTCGTAACTCACACAGATCCGCTGATTGCGGCACGTGATCTTGACGATAAGCGTGTCATCAAGATTGCGCTGGAGGCCACGCAGATTCTGTCCGCCGTGCTTGACGAGCGCGGTGTGACGGGGTTTTACCGCGTCACGCATAGGCGACACCCGGTTACTCTGTGGGCCGGACGCCGTGCCAGCCATGCCCGGTGGACCTTGCGCTATGGGCTGGCGCTGTGCGACGTCTACACGTCCTGGACTGGCCGAACCCACGCGTGCCAGCCGGTGCTGCGCGCCATGCGCCGCCACTTCCGCTCACCGCTGGAGCCGCTGGAGTTCCAGAACAGCGCGCGCGGCCATGGGTTTGACTTCAGCCACCTGCCGATCACCAACGCCTATCGCGCGTATCTGCTGGCACGCTGGCCCACCGACAAGCGAGAGCCGATCTGGACTGGTCGGCCAGTTCCGGGATGGGCGCTGTGAAGAAGCAACCGACGCGCGCCGCTGTCAAAGCCGTGGAGCTCTTAGCTGATGTGGGCAAGCGACGGAGCCCACAAGAGATTGAACTGCAATGGCGCAAGAAACTGCGCATGATGGAAACAGGAGAATTCGATGGCTAAGGCAATGAATCCCGAATACTACGAGGCTGCGCTCGCAAACGCGCAAAATATCATACAGGCTCAAGCTGAGCGCATAAATGAGTTGGTCGCGATGGTGGAGGAGCTGACCGATAAGCTGGAAGAACTTGAGGACAGCCCGGAGCAGAGTCAAAGCAACGAGCAGCGGGCCAAGGACTTCTCTGATAAGTACGGAGAAGACAAGGCGCGCGAATTCGACGCCATAAAGAAGTTCACAGAGAGAGTTGAAAAAGCGCAGAGAATGAAACAGATACCTGTGGACTGGGCTCCCGACGAGGGCAGGTCCCGTATTCTGGTGACAGTCGACGAGCGCTTTGATACGCAATGCGTTGAGGTCGGCGTTGCGCTCAAGGGCTTCCTTGGGTTGGGCCAGCACATGCTCGGAGTCTTTCGGCTTGACCAGCAAGCGCAGATGTCCATACGGACGTACCGGGGCCAAGAGCGTGACGCCTACCTTGCGGCGCTGGCGCAAGACTTCACCATGAAAATCAAAAACGAGTGCGGCTTGACTGGAGGTCAGGCGGCGGTGGTACTCGGCAAGCTGCAAGAGAAGCTGGTCAAAACATTCAAGGGGTATTGATAAATGGACTGCAAACACACGAACGTCAGCGTAGCCGATAACGGTGAAGCCCGCTGCATGAACTGCCGGACCGTGGTGAAGCCCGCTCGGCAGGTTCAGCCCGCGCCCGCGTACTACCGTTATCTGGAAGACGCTCGGCGGCTGGGCTGGCGCGATGTGGGAGATATGCCCCCGCTTGAAGACGCCTACTATGCCGCGTGGGCCAGCCCCGCAGGCGGTCGCTGGATCGTGATGCGGATTGAAGCCGGTGGGATGCTGCCCCCACAGGCAACCCACTGGCATAGAGACGCGCTGGGTCTGCCCCTTGTGCCCTAGCGCCCGGCGTGCTAGGTTGCTTACTCTTACCCGGCTTGCCTGTTAATCAGGCAGTCGGTTTTGCTTTGGGTCAGTGGGGTCACGATGTCTAAGAAGGGCGAATGGAGCAAGCTGGGAAAAGACAAGCTGCTCTCAAGTGGTATCACAAGTTCAGACGGCACCGCGCTCGGTATGTATGAAGTGGTCAGCGCGGCGCTCTTGCATAAATCCTTTGAGGCGCGGCCCGCGCTGGTCATACCGTACTTTGATGTTGACAAGAAGCCGCTGGAGAGCCGCCCCGGTTGGGGTCAGTTCTATCGCATAAGGTACCTAGACAAGCCCTTCGGCTTCAAGGAGGCCGCTGGCGAGAAAGGCCCCAAGTATAAGCAAGAGCCGAACACTCGCGCTTGCGCCTACTTCCCAAAGTCCATTGAATGGAAGAGCGTAGGCGCTGATACCGACCAGCCTATCATCATCACGGAAGGTGAGTTGAAAGCCGCCGCTGGTTGTCAGGCCGGGTGGCCGTGCGTCGGCCTCGGAGGCGTGTGGTCCTTCCGGTCAGCAAAAGACGATATGGTCATGCTGCCGGAGATGCACAAAATCGTGTGGCCCAAGCGCATCGTCTATCTGTGCTTTGATAGTGACTTCGTAACCAACGCGAATGTCTGCCTTGCCATGTCGGCGCTGGGCGAGGCGATGCAGAACCTTGGCGCGCTGGTCAAGTTCATAACGCTGCCCGGCGCTAACGATGAGAAGGTAGGGCTGGACGACTTCCTGCTGGCCAACGGCGAGGAAGCCTTTGGCGACCTAGTCAAGCAAGCGCAGAACCTTGGCATGACCTCAGCCCTATGGCGCATCAACAAGGAGGTCGTCTACATCGACAACCCCGGCCTCGTGATAAGCGTAGACGACATGCAGAAGATAGCGGTCGGTGCCTTCAAGGAGCATAGCAAGTGGGCCACCGAGTCCACCTTTGAGGCCCGCCTGCGCCCCAACGGTACGACACAGAACATGGTCGTGCCAGCCGCGCCGGTTTGGATCAAGTGGCCATTTCGTAGAACGGCTCGTAAGCTGACCTACGCGCCGGGCGAAGAGCTCATGACGCCAGAGGGCGATTTGAATATGTGGCGGGGCTGGGGCGTCAAACCCAAGAAGGGCACCGTGGACCCCTGGATCAAACTCACGCGGTTCATATTTAGCGAGTGGACGCAGGAGCAGCTTGACTACTTTTATGACTGGTGCGCGTACCCGATACAGAACCCCGGCGCGAAGCTGTTCGTGGGCGTCGTTATTCACGGCGTAACGCAAGGGACCGGCAAGACGCTCATTGGCTATACGCTGGGCCGCATATACGGAGAGAACTTCAAGGAAATTACCGACGACGATCTGGAGGAAACCTTCTGGGCCGAAAACCGCCAGTTCGTACTCGGTGATGAAGTATCGGGCAAAGACAACCGGCAATATATGAATACGCTGAAGCGGCTGATCACCAAGGACACCGTAACAGTCAACATCAAGTTCGTGCCGCAGTTTGAACTGCCCAACCGCATGAACTTTCTGTTCACGTCCCAGCACGGCGACAGCTTCTTTCTTGAAGATAAGGACCGCCGCTTTCTGGTGGCAGAAGTAGAGGGCGACCCCATGCCGGAGGCCTTCTACAAAGAGTACGACAAGTGGTACAAGGGTGACGGCGCTGGGCACTTGATGCAATGGCTGCTGGACCGCAAGATCAACAAAAACTTCAACCCCGCCGCTCCGGCGCCGCGCACCGCCGCCAAGGAGCGCATGATCTTGTCGACCAAGGGTGAACTCGGTAGCTGGATTGCCGAACTGGCGCAATACCCTGAGCAGGTGCTTCTCTTTGGCGATATGCGGCACACGCGGGACTTGTTTACGACTAGCGAACTTCTGGGTATGTTTATGAGCAGGCATCCTAACTCTACCAAGGTCACCGCGGTTGGGCTGGGGCGCCAGCTTACGGCGGCTGGGTTCTATCAGGTGTCTGGTGGCCAGCCGCTTAAGACACCCGAGGGTACGATGCAACGGTATTTCTGCGTCAGGAACCTGACGACGTGGAAGAAAGCCACGCGCAAGACCATGGAAGAGAACATCAAGAAACAGGCGGTGAAGAAGTGATTGTCAATACACGCACGGCTCAAGAAGCC